TATTTCCATTACCAACTCCTTATATTATATTCTATTTAAATAATATATGTTTATATACTATCTATAACTAAATGTAATTCTTTTTTATATATAGTTAATTCTTCAGAACTAAGGTTATGTTTATACATCTCTTTGTCTAATAATTCTATAATATTATCCTTAGTTATATTAAAAGATTCAATTATTTTATCATCTTCTATTATTTTGAAACTATTTTCTTTAGTCTTAGGTTTCTCTATCTTAATAACCATATTACTAAATTTATCTTTTAATATAGATAAACTTTTAGTAAGATATTCTTCGTTACTAGATATTATTCTAATATTGCTATTATCTGGTAATTTACTTATATTATCTGTAAGATTAACTATCATATCGTTTAACTCAATATTGTCATATCTATATGTTTTAAATATCATAGCTTTAGTATTCTTAATAAAGCTATATTTATTATTTATACCATCTATTTCTATTAACATAGCTCCCTTATCTTCTTCTTCATTATGCGCTAATCTATCAAAACTACCCTGAGCCAATATTCTTTCATATACACTCGGTGTGTGAATATGTCCTACTGATATAAAATACTTAACTATGTTAAGATAATCTTCTTCGTTGTGAGAACTCTCTAATCTCACCATAGGTAATTGATAGTGAAATTGTCCATGTATAAAAGCGATATCTACCTTACTTAAATTATTAGTTTTTAATAACTTAATAACATCTTGATATGTTTCGCTAGCTTTATGCCTATATTCATCTGGTACATATAATATTTTTATACCCAAATCATCTAGTTGTTCTATATATAATGTTTCTATATATTTAAAGTCCACATCTAACTTAAGTTTATCTATAATAGTATTAATTAATTTAGCTTGATTCCAGTCGTGAGAAGGAGTACCTTCTAATATACGTAGTTTTATACTATTACTCTTACAATATAAAACTAACTCTGTTAACCACTCTGTAGCTAATATGTAATCGTTACTACTGTTAATAAGCAATCTATCAAATGTATCACCTACTATACATATAATATCTAATTTTTTAAATTGATTATGATTAATTCTAAAAAAGTATCTTAAGTTATCTACTATGTTGTCTGTTCTATTTAACTTATTACCTAAGTGTATATCAGATATTGATAAATATTTTATTTTCTTATTCACTGCTAACTCCTGTTATCAGTCAATATAATACATATAAAAAAATAAGTAACTACTGTGATATATCACAGTAGTTACTTTGTTATAGTTATTAAAATAAAATAAATATTTTTTTTAATTATATGAATTAGGGATATTTATCTTATAATGGGGGGCAATGCCCCTTAGATAGTACTTATAATAAGTATTATTTCAAGAATCTATTTCATATACTGTCCGCTTTGTTTACTTATATCTAATATCCGTGCTCTTCGTGTACGCTACCAACCGTCAAGAATCTCGTCTTGACTCAAAGGTGTGTATATGAAATGAGTTCCAGAACCCGATTAAAGTATCCAAAAGACTAATTAATACTTTATTTAAATTTATAACTTAAATTAATATTAATCAATTAATATAGTATAAAGATATAATAGATACTATTTAAAACCAAAAAATAATAATGTTCTGTGTACAGTTATAGTAAATGTAATAGCTTATTATTTATGAGGTTATCGTAGATAGATATTATAGAATTTATTATAACTATAAATATAGATAGCTATTTAGCTATCTATATCATCTTTTAATTTAAGGAGTTACATTGATTTTATATTATGAAGATTGGAAAAAATATCCTTCTGCTATAGTAGATGTTAAAACTAGTAATCAGTCTTTTGTAAGATTAGCTGGTTTATATAAATCTATGGGTATTAAGAATCATAGTTTTTGTTTAGCATTACATAATCCTACCTTATTAGGTATAGATCCATATTCTAATAGTTTAACTCCCGAACAAATATATCTCATAGCACAAGAAACTAAAGAAAATCCTTGGTATTATTTTAGAGAAGTTATAAAAGTACCTGCTGTAGCTGGTCCGGAGAATTTACCATTAAAAGCTAATAGAGGTAACATAGCATTATTTTGGTTATTCTTTAATCATATTACAACCATGCTTATACAACCTAGACAAACTGGTAAGTCTATATCAACAGACTCGTTGATGACATATCTATTTAATATAGCTACTCTTAATACTGATTTTAATCTATTAACTAAAGATGACGATCTTAGAGTTAAGAACGTTAAGAGACTTAAAGATCTTATGGAAGGGTTACCTTTCTATTTCAAACTTAAGACTAAAAGAGATACTAATAATACAGAAAAATTAACATTAGAGAGATTGGGTAATACATATCATACAGCAGTAGCTCAAGCTTCTCCTAAAGCCGCTCTTAATCTCGGTAGGGGTATGACTATTGCTATTAACCATATTGACGAAATAGCATTTATTAAGAATATCGAGATAACACTACCAGCATTACTAGCAGCCGCTGGATCTGCTAGGGATATGGCTAAAAAAGCAGGAGCTCCGTATGGTAATATATTTACTACTACCGCTGGTTATTTATCATCTGATTCTGGTAAATTTGCTTATAAGATATATAGTGAATCTTTAAGATGGACTGAAAAACTATTTGATTGTGTAAATGAAGAAAATCTAATAGAAACTATTAAGAAGAATTCACCTAGTGGTAAAGTACAAGTTCTTTGCGAATTTAATCATAGACAACTAGGTTTTACAGACGATTGGTTAAGAGATAAAATAGCTGATGCTATGTCAGATGGTGAAAATGCTGGCGCTGACTTTCTTAATCTTTGGGCTGAAGGTAATGAGTCTTCTCCTATACCAAAAGAGTTACTTAAAAAGATACAAGAAAGCGCTATAAATGATCCTTATGTAGAGATATCTAAATATGGTTATATCACTAGATGGTATGTTCCTGAATGGGAGATAGAAACTAAATGTTCTAATAGAAAATTAGTTATGTCTTTAGATACTTCTGATGCTGTAGGTAATGATGACATAGCTATGACTATAAGAGATGTTATGACTGGTGAAATGGTTGGAGCTGGGGTGTACAATGAAACTAATCTTATTATGTTTTCAGAATGGTTAGTAGATTGGATAACTGAATACGATAACTTAACTGTTATTATAGAAAGAAGAAGTAGCGGAGTAGCTATAATAGATAATTTACTTATGTTATTACCTGTTAAAGGAATAGATCCTTTTAAAAGATTATTTAACTGGGTTGTTAATGATGCAGATACTAATCCTGTTTATGCTAAAGAGGTTACTAATGTTCCTATGAATAGAAGAGAATCAGCTGTTTATATTAAGTATAGAAAACAATTTGGTTATGCTACGTCTGGATCAGGTAGGTCAGCTAGAGATAATCTATACGGAAGCGTATTTAATGCTAGTATAAAATATACAGGTAGTTTAGCTAGAGATAAGACTCTTATTAAACAGTTAGGAGATCTAGTCAGACGTAATGACAGAATAGATCACAAGCCGGGAGAACATGACGATATGGTAATCTCGTGGTTGTTATCATATTGGTTTTTAACAAATGCTAAAAATATATCTTTTTATGGATTATCTTCGAGAACTGTTTTATCATCAGTAGTTAACGCTATGGTAGATGAACAAGGCGGTAAAGAAGCTATATTAAATAGAAATAAACAAGCTAAACTAAAACAATATCTAGATGATTTATTAAATTCTCTTAAACTAGAAAGTAACCCTATAAAGGCTACTATGTTAACTAATAAAATAAAACATTTATATAAAGATATAGAAGTTAATAAAGATCAAATTTTTAACATTGAATCTTTATTAGAATCTATTCAGTTAGAAAAAAGAAAAATGAAAATAGCTGCTTAACATATACAGTGTGGGTACCCACACTGTATATTTTTTTATTTTATAATGTTTAGTTAGAATAAAAAAGGAGTTATTATGGATAACGATATAATAGCGAGAGAGTGTAGATTTGTATTTCATTTACCAGAGATACCTGAGATCAGACAAGACACCCATGTAGTTAAAGAGTTATTATATTATAAAGATGGTAGGCGAGAACCAAACCTAAGAATAATACCACATTTTAAAAGACCGTTCTGGATAACTAAACCTCACTTACAAAATCATAACCAGAAAAAAGAATCTGAAGATATTGAAAACTTAAATAGGTACACTGCTACTGAATCAGAATTAGCTAGAAGTATAGCTAGTAGGTTAGGCCCTAGATACATAGGTAAACGTACTATGCGGGATGTTGTAGATTCTCCTTATTTGTACGGGACTGATGTAGAAGCTAGAACTATAATAAAGAAAATGTATCAAGATAAATACCCTGATGTTATTTCATCCTTTAAAATAGGAGTTCTAGATATAGAAGCAGATACAGATACTGATGAAATAGTTATTATTTCTTTATCTACTAGAGAGAGAATATATACGGCTATACTTAATAAGATAATACCTAATAAAAGAGATGTAGAACAACAATTATTATATCTATACAAAAAACATATACCAGATACAAATATATCTAAAAATATAATACCAGAGTTCGAATTGTTCGAAACTGAAATAGAAATGTTAAAAGCTGTAATAGGCAAAGCGCATGAATGGAAACCGGATTTTATAGCAGTATGGAATATTGATTACGATATGCCCTTTATGATAAAAGTGTGTGAAAAGTATGGAATAGATCCTAAGGATATATTTACAGATCCTACATTACCTAAGAATTTAAGAAATTTTGAATATAAACAAGGACAAAAGAAAAAAGTAACTGAATCTGGTGTATTTAAACCTATTAATCCTGAAGAACAGTGGCATATAGTTAATTGTCCAGCTCATTTCTACTGGATAGACGCTATGTCAGCACATAGATATATACGAGTAGGTGGTAAAGTTATGGCTGGAGGTTATAGTCTTAATAATATACTTAACGCTGAATTAGGTAAAGATTTTCAGAAATTAAAATTTGAATCAGAAGAAACTATGGATATGACAGGTATAGATTGGCATAAATATATGTTAAAAAATAAACCATTAGAATATATTATATATAATAACTGGGACGTTATATCTATATTACATCTCGATGATAAAACTAAAGATTTAACAAGCAGTCTACCTATGTTAGCTGGTGTGTCATCATTTGATATATTTAACTCTGGCCCTAAACGTATTATAGATGCTATGCATTTCTTTTATTTAGATAATAAAAGAGTATTAGGTGTTAAACCATCTAAAGTAGATGATGATAAATTGCTAGGTTTAGATTCATGGATTATTCTACTACCATCTAGTAGAATAAAAGAAAATGGTCTTAAGATAATAGAAGAGAACGATGAATTAGTAACTAACGCCAGAGGATTTATTTTTGATGCTGACCAAGTTTCTGGATATCCTAGTAATACCCAATCTGCTAATGTAAGCGCTGATACAACTATTAGAGAGATTATAGATATTGAAGGTAGTGATAAAGAGGATTTTAAATTACAAAATATTAATCTTATGTTCGGTAAAGTTAATGCTGTAGAATATTGTACCTCTATGTTCGAATTTCCTACTATGTTCGAGATGAAAGAAAAAATAAAAAAATATATTAGTTAGATAGGATATTATCCTATCTAACATTACTTATTTATAATGAATCAAACCATGCATCTGTATCTAAATCATTATCCAGAATAATTATATCTCTGTCNTCTGTAACGTGTTTGTATAGTTTATATACTCCGTATACTACAGCGCCTGCGGCTAAAGCGCCTAAACCGTATTTAACATACGTATTATCTAAAATAGAACTATTTTCTTTTACTTCTGAATCAGTTTTATCTTTATCATTATCTACTGAAGTAGATACCTCGTCTACTGTTTCATTGTATTCACTTTTAGCTTTATCAGCAGCCTCTTTTGCTTCGTCTATTAAAGTTTTATCTTTATTCATTTCTTTTTCCTTTTGATTTTTGTAATAAATTTCATCATAGTTTGGTATAAAACACACATTAGATGTTTTTGACATTTCATCTAGTATCTTTTTATGTTCGTCTACAATAGCTTTTTTCTCTAACTCGTTTCTACCTAACATAGATAAGAAACCTTGTCCGTCTGTAAAGAAGTATTGTATATATGGATTTTTATCTTTAAGTGTATTACATACTTCTATCATTTGTAAAAGTAATTTTTCTTCTCCTTCGTTGTTAGATATAATACCTCTTAACATATCTAAAGATATTTCTTTAGCTTGATCAGCCGCTTCTTTAAATACACCTACACCTTTTACAAAACATTGATCTTCAGTTAGATCTTCCTCCCTAACTTCCGTTTCTTTTTTGTTAACTCCATTGATAGCCATAGTAACTCCTTTTTTATTAATATTGATTTCTAGTTATGTTGTTATGAACTAAACACTATTATTACGTAATTATCTTTTTTAATAAAACTAATTATTTGAGTATATATTTGTATATGTATATTATTACACATACTTCATACACATAATGAGTTAGTTCTATTACGAAGGTTATCATTATGTAACTCCTAGAAGTAAAGTAAGTAGGATGTTGCTGCATCCTACTTCTTAAACAACTAAACTTTAAACATTAAACACTTAATCATGTTCATAACTATATTTATAATATATGTTTATAAATTATTAGAAACTAATATAACATACTACTAGCTAGCTAGTAGTATGTTATAGTTATTATTTCTTTTCGTACATAGAATCAATAAGATCAAGAACTAGTTTATCGTAATAAATCATATCTTTAGAAACATTACCTAAATGTGTTATAAATACATTAAATGCTCTGCCGGCCATAACAGCATGCGCAGCTGAAGTAATTCGAGTTATACCTGTTATAACCTTTAATAAGTTATTCTTTACCCCATAAAGATAAAATAGTTTTTTACTTTCAGAGATAGCTTTAGATATATCTTTTCTCTTTTAATACAATATTCTAATAAGTCTATAGTTGACTTGGTATCAAGAGGTTTAATTTCCTCTATATATTTATCTTGTATATTTATTATATCAATATTATTATGGTACGAATTACTAAACCAACTCTCTTCTCCTATTTTTTCTTTTTTTACCAGACGGTATGTAAAGAGTATATAGATATAATTTGTGATAAAACCTTTTAACTAAAAAAGACATTATAATAAAATTCTTTTCATCGTCTTCTATTTTTAAAGGCATTCTAAATTTTTTAAAATCTAAATTAATAGTTTCGTATCTTTTAGCATCATTAGGATTAGTTGTCCATATTGTTTTCCAGTGTTTAGACATAAAATCGTTATATCTTCCTTTTAATAAATTTTCTACTGGTTCATCCATATAAGCTATAAGATCCTTAGAATCATTTTTTAAACTATTTCCGGTAACAAAAAATGTAGCCAATTTATCTTGTAATCTATACTGATCAGTTTTATCAAGTTCTTTTTCAGGTATTAGTTTACCAGTTTTAATATCTGATAATATATCTTCTAATTTAGAACTATCATACCCGTTAAAAGTATTAAAAACTGTAACAACATCATCTTTTAAATCAGTTAAGTTATGCCACATTCTTGTTAATAATCAAGTAGTTCCTTTTTTTTAGAAATTATGACTTCTGTAAATAAATTAGTATCGTAAATGAAACCAGTTGTTTTACAAAATTCTTTCCAATCAACATCAATGTTTTCAGTTGATATATTATCCAACAATATATCAGCTTCTATAATATCTAAAGCATCATGAGCTATTCTGACGTTCTTTTCTATTATGTAAGAGATATTTTCTCTTGGTTTATCTTTATTAGTGTTATTATTAAGGGTATATTGAAATAACTTTTTACTCATTCTGATTCCTTTTTGTTAGTATTACTAATTGAATTAATAATACTAACATATAATAAAAATAAGTAACTAGCAATATTGCTAGTTACTTGTCTAATAAAATTAACTCATAAACAGTAGAGAAATTAGAGTTTTGTTTTAGACTCTCTTTCCAACCAAAGTTATATCCAAATAATTTAATTAGAAATACATCGTTAATATCAGTTGTATAAAAATATCTATATTTAAAATTATTATTTTTATTATATAATATAGTTAAATAAACTGTTAATAGAGACACATTTATATTGGTCGTCATTACTCTTTCTAAATTAATAAAAGGTTTTAATATATTTATATAACTGTAAGACGAAGTTTCTTTTATAACTATATCCTTTATATTTTTAGGTAGTTTAGTATCTTTATATATTTTAAAAGATATATGCTGATCAACTATGTCTGTATCTAAATTATCGTCTAACCATATCCATACAAATATAAAATAAAAGTAGTATATAAATGCATTGTATTGTCTACTCTTATTATATACAAGATTATGTATATATATTTTATTATATCTACTATAGTTATATACAACTATTCTAGCTCTATGTCTAAACGGTATTATAAATATAGTATAGAAGATATCGACTATCGATATTAACACACTGGTTATTACTATTAGTATATATTTTATATATTTCATCTCGAAATCTCCCAATTCTTTGATTAAAAATCAACGTTATAACGTTTATGGTTTAAAAAGTTAAAAATTAGTAATTTAATATAAAGAGGTAACATGAAAAATATAGACTTAACGTTAAATCCCTCAAGTATTGTTCTACCAGAAGGTACTACACATCTAGGCACATCTTGGCAAATAGCTAAATATCCTAATTTCAGTAATAAATATTTTATTATATTAGAAAGATTGATAGACAGAGTTAACTTGACAAGTTTGTCTACACAAGTGGACTTGTTGAACGATTATAAAGTATATTACCGATTCAAAGTTCATTATAGCAACGGAGGTTCTTCAGAATGGAGTAAACCTAGAAAATTAGAACTTACACCAGATCCAGGCTATGTTCCGCCTACAGTAGTAGCTACACCAGCGGTGCGATCATATGTAAGTTATGAAGATAATATTGACGGAGAACTAATTATAGAGACTTCTCCTATTAGATTCTATTTAGGACAAGGAACTCATCAGAGCACAACATACGAAGTACTAGATGAGTTAGGAAACTTAATCTTTTCTACTACTGATAGTATTAATTTAACTAGAATAACACTAAATACCGATATGCTAGCAGATAATAAACTGTACAGCGTAAGTGTTTACCATACTACAACAACTGGTAAGAAAAGTGAATCAGGTAAAGCTATAGTTAGTTCTTTTGTTATAGCAGGAAAATATTTTGATATCTATAAAACATCTAATCTTATTTTAGATAGAGATTTATATTTTAGATTAGTTCCTAAAACTACTAAGTTCAAAAGTGTTGATATTTCTATTATAGATGAACTTACTGAAACAGAGGTAGCTAGTTCATTAGATCAACTTAGTCTTTCTCCTAGTATAAACGTATCAGGTTTAAATTTAGCTAATACATATAAAGTAGTAGCTAGAATGAAATTAAAAGACGATAGTTATACAAGTTATACTGATATATTTAGCGGTATCCCGTTAGAAAATAACTTAGTTAATATAGTACCTAGTTTTCCTTATCTCAATAAGTTCGATTTTAGACATGAGATTAACTTGAATGGGGTAACCGTACAATCTGTTAGACAATTATTCGACGGTTCTATTTTACTTACTAAACAAAACGATAATAATATCTATAGATATACGCTAGTTAGTAATAAATTAGTTTATCAAGGAGTAGCTATAACTCTTCCTATAGAAGATAAAATAGGTATACCATATATTAATATAGTACAATTATATAATGGTAATGTACTTATTAATTATGCTTCTAACAGTAATGCTCTAGATAATCAAAAATCAGTATTTAAACTATTTAAGTTTAATACAGTATCTAAGAAATTTACAGAATTAAATAGCTTAGTTAGAGATAATGAACGGTTATCTACTGCTGTGTCTGCTTCTACATTCGTTGATACCGATAACAATGTTTATTATGTACCAGCTAACGAAGTAGATGCTAACGGAGTAAGTGTATTAGCTAGTCTATATAAACTAGATACAACAACATTTACAGTTACGAAAGTAGCAGTTTTACCTTTTGACGCTAAAAGACATGTTTCTATTACTATGGTTGATAAAACTAAGTTTATTGTATATGGAGGTAGTATAGATCCTACTTTAATAAACGGTATAAATAATTGGTATCGGGATAATAATAATATTTACCTATATGATACAGTAGCTGGTACTTTTACTAATGTTTCATCATTCCCAGTAGAAGCTGAAAATACTCTTTATAATTTCCAAGGATATTTAAGAAGAGACGGTAAAATAGCTATGTTTAATAGCATCAGAAATGGTGCATCAGTAGGAGATCAAAGAGTTATTGTATTTAACCCTGTAGATAATACAACTGTTGTAACTACTGCTGATTATACAGATAATCTATTGTATAGATCTAGTATTTCTTTAACTAATGGTGATATCTATAGAATTTCTGCTAGAGTTAGTGATCCACAATATATATATAATTATGTATCTGACACAACACTATTAGTTAATATAACTGAACATTCTGGTTATATGGAAACTATTAATGAATTAGTTATTAATCCAGGTGAAATAATTAATATAGAAAATGCATATGAGTATAGCTCAGTTAGAATACTAGGTACTTCTATTACAGATACTGGTATATTAAGATGGCAAGATGGTAATATAGTAAGAGAGTATAAATACTCAGATTTACTTATTACTAGAAATACAGTAATGACTCAAACTGAGTTCGATGCTGGTAATTACAGTAACGTATTTATTTTAGATGGTTGTACATTAACTATAGAACAATATTAAAATTATAACATAGTAGGTAATACCTACTATGTTATAACATTTTTTCTTTTAAAAATAAATTCATACTTTTTTCAAATTCAGTAGATTTTATATTTCTACTATATTTATCTAGTATTGTTGCTAATCTAGATTTCTTAAATGTTTTATCAGTTACTGAAATATATAATAAAGCCATCCATGTAGGTATGTGTTCTAAAGACATAACCATAGTTTCAGTAGTACCTGGTCCGTACCACATATTAGATATTACATTTACTATAACATTACTATTTATGATATTAGCTTTTTCACTAGGTAACACAGCTTTAATATTATTAACTAATCCATCTAGAGTCTTATCATTGTGATTGAGTAATCTTATTTTTTCAGATATAACTTTTTTACTAGCCGGTATCGATAATTTACACTGCTCTATTCTAGCTACTATAGCTTGTTCTAATGAATCTATATCGTCTGATTCTATAAATAATAAATTACTAAAGTGAGCAGCTGCAAGTTCTACGTATAATTTCTCAACAGGATTTAACATAACTATGCTATTTATTAAATAAGAAACTAATAAAGAATAACTTGTTGAAATAGAACTATACATATTTCTATAATTACCATAGTTACCATCCATAAAGTCAGTAATAAATATGGCTCTACTTATTATGAAATTTATACTAGCTTGATCTTTAGCTACTTCTTTTATGTTAAGAGGTTGCTCTTTTATTTGTTTTAAGTACTTTCTTAAGTCAACTGAAACTATATATTTATCTCTATGATTTTTAAATACTACAGGGTGTTCAAAAAGAGGTAGATCTTTTTCATCTGAATCGAAACCAGTTATAATAACTAATTCACAATTATTATTAATATTATATTCATAGTTAAGATTCTTATTATTCGTACTAGCTAAGTATTTTATAAGTTCTTTTATAACTACTTCTATATTTATAAGTTTACCATATGAAGTGTCGTAAGGCGATTTTATAAGCATGCTGTATTCCTTATATTTTAATTTCATTAATACTACAATTTGATTTTTAGCACTTTTTTGATTAAACAGAATATTCTCGAGAGAAATTAATAATAACAATAATAAAAAAGGAACTAGTAATGGCTAAGATTTTGATAAATGATTATATTGATGTCGGTACAGGCGGGGTACATGAAGCCACTACTTGGCAAGTAGCTAAAGATCCTGATTTCACTAAGATTATAGATGAATCTATAGAAGATTATGATAATGTGACGGAATGGCACAGTATGTTACCTAAACTACCTGAAGATGGTAGCGGTTATTACGCTGATTTAGATATGTTGTATGCTAGAGTTAAGATACACGTAAATGGTTATACTTCACCTTGGTTTGTATTAGAACCTAAAAGTCAAAATATTCAAGATGTCATTATAACCGAAGAAGGTAAAGATGACATTCATACCACAAGCGAAGCTATAGGTATGGTTTAATAAGGAAAGAAAATGAAGAATATTAGAATAAGTATTGATGCACCTATACTACCAACCAATTCTGGTTTAAAACACTCAGCAACTTCTTATCAAATAGCTAAGTTTCCGGATTTTAATAATCCTGAATTTATTATTAAAGAATCGTTATTAGACGAAGTTAACTTATTAGAATATAGAACAGAATTAGAAATAGATAATGAAGATACTATATATGTAAGAACTAAGTATCATTTTATAGACGATAATAATGTAGAAAAGCAAAGTAATTGGAGTAGAATAACGCCTATAAACGGAAATCAAAAAGGTTTTAAATTATCCGATGTTATTATAAATACTCCTATTATTAGTTACGAAATAATTTCTAATAATATTAAAATAACTACTAGTGAAATGAAAATGTATGTTGGGTCAGGTAATCATATCTCAACTAGTTGGAGAATAACTGACAGTGACGGACATATAGTTTACGATAGAAAAGAAGATAGAGATAATCTAACTAATATAGTTATTAACAATATACTAAAAGATGGTAAGAGTTACGTAATAGAAGCTAAGCATCATAGTAATACTTATAATGAAAGTAACTACGGAAGAAAACTTCTTATGAATTACAGCACTGGTTATAACCTTTATGATTTAGAACTGTTAGGAGACATAACTAAAGATAGAAAACAATATTTCAAACTTAAGCTATATACTACTAACTTCTTAAATATGGATATAGAAGTAAGAGATATTTTAGGAACAGTTATTAAAAGTTTATATAATACTAGTACACTAGTTAATTATATAACTCTAGACAATATGAATTTATATTCTAGTTACGAGATATTTGTTAGAATAAAACTGTCTGATGGAAATGTAACATCTTATAAGAAAGTATATTCTAATATACTTAGTAAAAATATGTTAGTTAAGTATAATCCATTTATAGAATATTTAAATAAATATGATTATACTAACGATTACCTAACTAATGGTATATCCGCTAGTTCAACAAGAGAGATGTATGATGGTAAGATATTATCTACAGATTATTTAACTAACACTATATCTCTTTATAAATTTGAAAATACTTCTCTTATAAAACTTAAAGAAGTAATTTCACTAGGGTCTGAATTAACAATAGATTATGTTAATATACTACCATTACATAACGGTGATGTTGTAATCAATTACAGTACTACTGATAGTCAGAATTATAAGAAAAGTATATTTAAAAAATATAACTATGACCCTATTAAACTTATTCTAACGGAAGTTAATTCAATTACTAGAGATAATGAATTATACTCTACTAGTTTAAATAACTCAGCTGTTGTTAGTGATGAAGATTATATATATTACATACCATCTACTGAAGTAGTGGGAGATGTAAAAGTTAATTTATCTTTATACAGATTAAGAACAGGTTCATTTGTTTTTGAAAAAGTAACAGAACTTCCGTTTAACGCTATAAAAAATGTGTCTATATTTAGAGATAACAATAATAGTATATATGTATTAGGTGGTAGTTATGGAGATAAGTATACTTCTGAAAATGAATTATATTGGACAAGAGATAATAACTCAATTTATAAACTGAATACTAGCAATAGTACATTAGAAGAGATCACTACGCTACCTATAGAATACAGTACTTCTGTTTATTGTATTCATTCTTTTTTAAGAAGAGATGGTAAAATAGTTATGTTTAATAGCGTTCATAATGGAGAATCTTTAGGTAACCATTCTGTTTTGATTTATGACGCCGAAAATAATAGTTTCGAAATAAGTAATATAGATAATAATCTAAACATACCATTTAGAAATAACATAATCCTACTTAATGGAAATATAGTTAGAATAAGTTCATTACCAAATGATCCACAAAAATCATTTACCTATATTTGTAATACTAAGACATCATCAGACCTTAACATAGTAGATGACACTATTGAATTAAATACTGATCTAGTAGTTAACGATGGTGAAATTATAAATATCGAATCCGCGTATAGTTATGACACTATAACTATTATAGGAACTGGTATATTAAAATGGGTAGATAAAAATAGTGTAAGAGAATTCACATCTAGCGATCTAATAGTTACAAGAAATACAGTAATGACTCAAACTGAATTCGATGCTGGTAATTACAGTAACGTATTTGTACTAGACGGTGTAACATTTGTTGTAGAAAATTAAAGATAGATAGGTATTACCTATCTATCTTACTTAATTGATTGAAAAAATGCTTATATAACGGAGAAGATATGAAAAGTATATTTAATATAAATAAAAATACCGATAATTATACATTATCAACAGAAATGATCGAGATACAACAGAATGATTACATAGTAAATGTACTTAACGAAGAATTCAAACAGGTTATCGAATTAGTTAAAAGTAATGACATAACCGATGCTAACGGTGCATTTATGAATAGAACGATATATAAAATTATGAGTAAAATAGATGTACTTATAACAAAAAGATTCGGAATTAATTTTAAACATACTGCTGGTTCTGGTTTTGGTTATGCTTGTTTCACTGCTCCGCCTAAGAATAAGAATATTCTTAATACTGATATAGAAAAAACATACAGTGCTACTAACGATATGTTAAGGTATTCTGGTAAAAGAGAAGAAAACTTTAAAACAAAAGATACTATTAAATACGTAGAAAAAGATTATTTAGATTTGTCTTATAGATGGAAACAATCTATGGATAGTTTAGAAAAAGCTATGAATACTAAAGGTGTTATAGTAGATTTAAGAAAAGCTAATATTATTGGTTTACCATCTGATTATGTAGTATTTTTAGTAGTAGATTTATATGGTTTAATTATAGACTTAGAACTAAATGAAGAAGAGTTAACAGCTGTATTATTACACGAAATAGGTCATGCTTTTACTCATATTGAGTATTCGTATAGAACTATAACAAACACCAGTGTACTTTTAGATTCGTTAAAAGAAAATATTCAAATTAAAAATAAAACTTTTAAAGAGAGTTTGATAATAGCATATGAAAAAGCATACGATGAGAAACTAGATGATATTAAGAATAAAAATTCTATACCTGCTACATTATATATTATAGATAGATATATTGCTAACAGTATAGGATTTAATCAACAACCACATGGGTTAACAGATAGTGAACAACTAGCTGACCAGTTTGCTGGTAGATTCGGCGTAGCTTCAGTATTATCAAATGCACTAACAAAGATATATAAGAAATATCCAGGTTATTCAACCGCTAAAGAAACACTTAATATGTTATCAGTTCCTATGTTAATATTCTTTTTATACGGAATAATTATATCAGGTGTACTAGCCGGAGGAGTAGTTTTATCGATAGGTTTCTTAGTTTCAGTTATAGTTATTAAAATAACTAATTCAATAGTAAGCATAGGCGGTCTAGCTATAGGTTCTACCTACGATGAAAATAAACGTAGAATACAACGTATTAGAAATGAAATGGTTAGACAGTTAAGATCTGATAAACTTTCTAAAGAAGTATTAGTAACCACTTTGGAACAAATAGAACAAATCGATCTAACTTTAAAAAGTATGCCTGAAGATAATATAGGCTTCGTCGATAAATTAATGAGAAAATATACTTCTACCGGTAAAAGACTGACTGAGTTTAAACAAATAGAACAGTTAGTAGAAAGTTTAATGGAAAACGATTTACATGTAGTTAGTAATAAATTAAAACAACTTGCATAAGGAAATAAAATGAAAATCAAAACAAAAGAAATGAAAGCACTATCTGATTTATTACATAACCCAGATGTTAAATTAAGAAATGTAACTTATCACGCAGTTGGTGAAGTATTAGTATCTAGGCTTATAGCATCCGAAGATCTTGATAATAAAAACTATGTACCTAACTTAAGAATGAAAGTTAAGAAACTAGTAGAATATGTTAATGAATTAGCTATTTGTGATAAAGTTATGTTAGAGAATACTTTTAGTAATTTACTTAAATATAAACTTTATAAAAATAGTTACGAAGTGTTGAAAAGTAAATTATACGATTATAGTAGTTTTGAAGATGTATTAGGAATTAGTACATTTTTTAGCAATTCTACTATCGAGGAGATAAATAGTAATTTTTCTGTATACAAAGAAGCTCTAAAATTAACATTATCTGCTAGCGATAAGATAATGGACGATTACAATGACTAATCTATTAGATAAAAATATACTTACAAGAATAGAAGAATTTAAAAATAAGATATCTTCTACTGGTAGTATATGTAAACAAGATGTCTTATCTTTAGAAGACTTTGTAGGAGCTGCGATTATAACAGAGAAAAGAGATATAAGACGTTATACAGAGATACCTACTTCAATAGGTGTTAATGAAACTATAGAAATAGTTAATGAAGTTATAAAAAGTGTTGATATAGTAGCTGAGATTACATATAAAGATGTTGTAGAACAAATATTAGAGGTTAGTGATAAACTTAAAAAAATAGTTAATAAAGTTATATCTTTAAAAGCTATAAAACCTGAAGTATTAGATAGGTTAGTTAATGAAAAGTATATTTGGTCTTATAAAAATTATGAAGATGATTCTTCTGTTAACGATATTTACGATATAAGTAAAGAAAATATAGTACATACTTTAAGATGGAGAAATGACTATTTATCAAGTGTTCTTAGTAATTCTAATAGTAATCATGTAGATATATTTAATTCTATTAAATATTTAGTAAATGAATTAGATCTTATTAAAGATGAAGACATAACAGTAGTACCATTATTATCTACTATTTTAAATAAAGAATTAGGTAATGTATTCTGGAATACTAATATAAATATAGACGAAGTTACTATTTATAAAGTATACTTAGGTTGCGGTGACATAGATAATATTATAGAATCTTTAAAAGATGTACTTAGTAATGTTGAAGTCGATAGAGCAGAAATAAGAGATAATCATAAATGGTTTATATATAACGAAAGACAAAATATACTTAAGTTATATAATAGATATAAAAACTTTAATAGTTTTATAAGTCATAAACCGTCTAATATTATTCTAAATATAATAAGTTTATTAAAAGAAGTACAGTAGGTAGTATATGCTACCTACTGTACATATTGAATTATTACTTCTATATCATATTTAACTATTAATTCATTATTCTTATTTAAGTCTAATAACTTATTAAGAACTAATCTAGTAGTCTTATCTCTAATTGTAATAACTTCTGAATTGTTAGGATCTATGTTATTTATTTTAACAGCGACTACATTGTCACCAATCATGGTTATAATTTCCTTCTTGATTTCGTCTAACTTAATTACTGTATTGTTAAGGTAATCATTTATAACTGTTCCAATTGTATTCTTATATAATTCTATTTCATCGTTAGTTAAACTAACTTTATTAGTAACATATAGTGTAACTAATGGTTTAACTATATATGGCATAGAGTAATAGACATTATTAATATTAACAATGACATTCTTACTAGATTTATAACTTTTATAAAGCAGTTTTGTATTTTCTAATAACTTACTATTTAAGTTAGGTAGATCTTCAAAAAGATAGGAATGTAAAACATCTATGGTTGTTTCTCTATAATTTATATAAGCATTAGAATTAGATATTTTAAATTCATATTCTAACATTAATATATCTACAAATCTGATTACACCAGATATACTATTTATAATAGGCAATTGATTTTCGTCTAATATAACATCACCTTTTGTATGCTTTAATATTTGATTACCGTCATCATCAAGAACATAGTCTCCTTTAGAAAATAACTTATTAGTAGTTATTTCTGGTATTCCGTTTACAGTTGTACAAGTATAAATAGAACCTGTTTCAGGATCAACTTCATATACGTCTTCCTCATATACTAGAGGTACGTCATATTCATATTTTAAGTATTTTCTTTCAGTATATGTATTGTACAATCTATTCCAAATATATTCTACTTTTCTACCAAATATAACTTTTAATTTCTCTTTAGATAATACAACATAATCGCTATTCGGTTCTTTATTAATTTCGTCGTTTAAATAATTAGTATTATCAACAACACTACCATCAGTCGTATATATATAAATGGTTATGTAGTTGTCTATATTGAATCTTTTACTAAATACGTCAGATGTTCCATTTAAAAGATCGAGATAGTTATCATCGTCTATAAATAAATTAGTATCTATATCAACTATGTAATAACCAGTTGATATATCTCTAACAGCATTAAAATAAACAAAACTATTAGTTCCTTTAAGAGGCATTTTTAATTGTAGACCAGTTAAATTCTGGTTAAGTAATTTAAATTCATCGTTACTTATAACTGTAAACACTAATCTATACCCAGATACTGTCTTAAGAATAGTAAACTTATCTACATTAACGCGTTGATTAACAGTAGTATTCTTACCAACTATTCTTAGATCCTTTAGTATAGGTCTATCTAAATCATATACTCTAGATGTACTATACATATCATCATTATTTATAATATAATAATATGGTGTATAAAAATATTTATTAACTTTTAAATATTCTATCTTTTGTATATTGTTAAGAGACGAAATATAATTTAACTCATCGTTAGACACTATTTTTATTATACTGTTAACTTCTTTAAAGATAGTATTTGACTTTATAATAAAGTTATCATTTTGTATATTAATATTTGTATTAGTAAGTATGTCTTCTAACATAATTTGAGTTGTGTTAAAGAAAACATCTTGTTTAGCTAATATTAAGTTAGATGATATTTTTGGCAATGACTTAGTAGCTATATATAATCTTTCTGTTATAACATCTAATGATTTAAATATCTCGTAACCTGACATATTAGCATATCTTTGTAATTGATAATCAGTAACCGGTAAATCTATGTCACCTTTAGTATTATTAATAATAGAATGTCTTAATTCTTCCAGAGACATACCATTAGAACCTCCTTCTAATATAGACCTACTGTTAGCAAGAATAGCTATGTTAGCAGATGTAGAAGCTGATTCATTTTTACCAGTATTACCTAACACGATATTAAAATCTTCTATACTATATTTATTAATAGGTAAATATATTTTACCTTTTGTTTCATATAGTTCTATATTAACATTACCACTTATACCGCCATCTACTAAATATAGATCAGGTATTCTATATAAAACTTCATTACCGTATACAGATATAAATACAGTAGGAATAGTTGGATCTATATATTCTTCATTATGTGATTTTTCTAGTTTAACATATCTATCATTAGTATTACTACTCTTATAAGATACTTCTGAATAAAAATATTTATCACTAGAGGAGATTATGTGGTTAAATCCTTCTGCTACCGAAACTGCTATATTTTTAACTAATTTTTTAATTTGTTTAACACGTGTTTCAAAAATTATCCAAGGAGTTCCCTCGTTGTTAGTAGTTATAGTAGCTGGTATGACTCCTATATCTTCGAATGCTATATCATTTTCACTTTGTTGCTGTTCTACAAATATAGTACCATTATCATATAGCCTAATAACTATATCATTAAGTAGTGTTAAGGGTGTATCTAACACAGTAATCTCCGTTCCTTCAGGAATAGTAGTTTCTACGTAACTTGCTCCTGTTGGTCTAAACCCGGTTGTTTTTAGATCTAGAATATTAACATAAAATACTATATATGTGTCTGCTGGTATAGCAAACATATTAGCTAATTCATTATCGGATATGTGGTGATATAACTCATCTTCTTTAGTAGCTAAAGATGGATACTTTCTTCTAATTATATTTTTAGATTCTATAGCAGCGTTAGCACTAGTAACAGCAGCTGTTTCTAGTAACATAGTGAATGGATTAGTTGGATCGCTTATAACTATTTCTCCGTTAGTAGCTTTTTCTATATTATCTAATACTATTTTCTGTAGCATATTAGGGTCGTATATGTATTTCTGTAATTCTTCTCTCGTTAATTCCATTTTATTCTCCTGTTTTTAAAGAAGCTATTATCTTCTTATAAGTTAAACTACTTTTACTAATCCACCATTCTAGTTCAAGTGTATCTGTATTGATAATAGGATAACCTCTGTTATTAAATACTTCTAATAAAGACGGAGGTATTTTTTCTAAATTATGAGGTCTTTTATTAAGTAGATTTCTTATATCACCGTTAAAAATAGCTGACGTTTCGTTAAATTCTTTAATAAGTATATCATCATTATACTCAGCACCAACAGATTTAAATCTAACATTTATTTCTTTAGTTTGGTCATTATACTTAGTAGCATCTGTGAAATCAAAAAACTTACCAGTAGGTACATTAACTGGAAAACTTGCTCCGGTAGCAGCTATCTTTTTAACTATCATTTTAGATTCGTCTAAAACTAATCTATATATTCTGGTATTGTAGTCTATCTCATTTTCTGTTATAAAATCCATATAAGGAGACATCATCCCCTCAAAAACTCCGCCCATATATGTTAACCAGGTTTGTAACATTAAAATAATAGGTTCATCTCTAGTATTTTTAAATGTACAATCAATATCAAAAGACTCGTAAATATCAGTATAGCCATCAGCTATAGACCATTGCTCTCTACGTAAACCTTCTTTACTAGTAAAGGTAGGCATGACAACATCAGGCCAACCAGACATATTCTTTATATTATTAGTGAGTACTGGTATAAACGCCATTTGGTTATCAACTAACGGAGTGGTTATATTATCGAATTTTAATCTAGGGTCTAACATACACCTAACATACCTATGTATACTATTAGGATTATTATTAAGAAGAGAATACATCTTTCTTATGTTTCTTAGATTAGTTGTTGTTAAATTAAGTTGAGGTCTAGTAAAAAATACTAAACCATAACTATCTCTATTTTCAGGTATTACACCTTTAACACCCTGATGGTTTATTCCATATAAATTATTAGAAGTTGCTTTAGCTAAACTACCTACGTTTTGAGTTAATGCGAAGAATTCGTCTAATGATTCTATCTTTTGTAAATCTATTTCTTTAATATCTGCCATGTACACTCCTTGATATATCAGGAAAACAGAATGTTTAATATTATTGAATGATTATAATATATATATAAAAGGATGAAAAATGGCAGGTATTATAAGCGCCTTAGGCACAGCAGTTACTATTTTTAATGCAGTTAAAGACAGTAATACCGAAGATAAAAAAGAATTAGCTATGAATATATTAAAATCTCTAAGTAATGATAAGGTCGGATTAATTAGAACAGATGGTTCTATTACTAAACTATTGAGTTCGTATATAGTAGAACCTGTAGTTATAGTATCTAATTCTTCTAAGGATACAGATGTTATAGATAAAATACTAGAAGTAAATGCTGATATTTTTAGTAGTTTTTATTTACAAGCATTTGATATATTAACAAGTCTATACGGAGCAAGCGGACAGGTAGCTATAGACCTTTTAGGAACAGATAATTCTGGTTCAAAAGGAGCTAATATATATTTATCAAAAGAAGATATGAAAGATGAACTATCTAAATTGTTAGATGCGAATTATTCTCTTTCTATAGAAGCATCTGATAACAAAGCAGCATCTGATATCAAAGCAGGTCCTATAAAGATTAACGGTAAGACTTTTTTCGGTACAACTACAATAACTAGAGATATTAAAGAAGATGAAAGACTTAATAAAATGAGTTCTCATCCACTATATGGTATTCTACAAAGAAATTTACAAATTACTCTTAGTGTAAAACATGATGTTAATAAAGAAGGTAAAAGTCGTCCTTATAAAGGTCATACTGTTATTATACCTATCACAGTTAAAATGTATGTAATATATACCGGTATAGATAATATACTTAATATGTTAGCTCCTAATTCTAAAGATAAAAGCTTTGGTTACCGACTGGATGAATATAGAGCAGGTGCTATTTCTTTAACAGATCTTATTTTTGCTAATGATTTAATTAGGCAGTATAAAGATAATAAACTAAAAGATAAAGAAAATCTTTTAGAACTTATTAATAATAGAAAACTATCTGCTAATTCTAAAATATTAGATACTAAAGCTATAGGATTTGAAAAGTTCTATAATATGCTAGTTGTTACAAGTGAAGATAAAGTAAAATTAGATAAACATATGAGAGGTGATATAACTAGTGAGAAATATAAACAAGATTTATTAACACAAGCACATGCTATGACTTGTACAGTTATAGACCAAGATTATGAAAGAGTATATATTCTTACAAAAGATATCAGAGGAAGAACTGATATATCTTTTAAAGCTTTAAATAGAAGAAAAGATAAAGATGTAGACTTGAGTGAAATAATGAAAGCTCTTATATCTAATAGACCACCAGTATTTTAAGGAGATGTTGAAATGTTAAAAAGTATTATAGAATATATAGGTGGTCTACACCACACAGTTAAGAAAGATTCTGTATCTAAGTCACTAGACTTTATTATGGCTAATATTAATAACGATGTTATACCAGCTTTGGAAGTAGTTATAGATAATGGTAATCTATCTAATATAGAGACTAGTAGTTTATTAACTACATTAGGTAGATCTAGTAATATTAAATATAAAGATAACAGAGATATCTTAGTTAAGATTAAAGGTGGTTTTGTTAATATTAGTAAAAGTTATAATACACTAAGCGATCTAGTTGAAAAAGAATTAAATGATATCATTACGGATAAGACTATAACAGCTAAAGATGCTGCTATATTAAGAATCATTAATGATATAGGTAGTATGAATTCTTTTATCTTAGACTTTGTATATTTGATACTAGTAGATGAAAAGAATACAGATTTACCTAAAGTAAAACTTAAACAAATTAGAGATAATGTCTCTACATTTGCTAGTGCGTACAGAGTATATGGAGATAATTTTAATAAGTTATTACAAGATACTTATAAGATATCTACAAATACCATTGATATAAATGAGGGTAAGGAAAGCATGATTAGTGTTATGTTAGCCAAGTCCGGTAAAATAGTTAATCTTCCAACTGCTAGTGGGTTTATAACAAACCCTATTTATCATATTAGATTATGGTTAGTAGATAAAGAGATTAAAAAATACGAGTCTTTAAAAGATAAGAAAAGACTAATCGAGCTCAAAGTGATGGAACTTAAATTAGAGCAAAATAATGAATCAGATCCTAAACTTGTTAAGCAGATAGAGTATTACGAAAATAAACTATCCAGGGTTGAATATGAGATAGAGAAAATAGAACAAAATTAATGCAGATGTTCTATATAGAGGCATATATTTTTGCAAAAATATAACAAATAAAACAAAAATCAAATTTGAAGGAATCAAAATGAGTAAATTATTCGAAAGACTAAGTGTTGAAGAACAAGAAGAAATTCTTGGTGGTGATGAGGAAAGTACAGTTGAAATCGAAGATGTGATTTCAGATGAAGAAGAACAAGAAGAGTTCGATTCTATCGTAGATGAAACTAAGGATGATGTTGCTGCTATGGAAGAAGCTGAAGAAGTAGTTGAAGATCTTGAAGAGCAAATTGCTAAAGAAGAAGAACTTCTTGAAACTCCTGAAAAAGTAACTGCTGCGGATGCATTAGTATCTCAAGAGTCATTAAGAATGACTGCTAAAATGTTAGGTGCTGACCCTGATGAAATCTTCGGACAAAAAGTATCTACTGAATCAGCGCACGAATCTCCAGTAACTGCGTTACAACTTTCTACTGAAAGTGCTAAAGAATTCGTTCTTAAAGTTATTGAGCAAGTTAAAGCTATTTTCAAAAAGATCGTTATGTCTATCAAAAAGATGGTAGTTAAAGTAATAGTANTTATNACTAAAACTGCAACTGCTGCTGATAAACTTGATAAATCTCTTAAGGAAAAAGCAGATAAAACTATATCTGAAGTAACTGAAGATGATAACAAAAAAGTAGCATCTAAATTAGGTGTTGTTATGTTAGCTAACGGAAACAGCTTTGCTGCTCTTAAAGGTTATTTAGACGGTATCAATAATCCAGATGCTATTACTAAGATTAGTGCTGGTTTAGCTAAAGGTGCTAAAGATTTAGAAGGGGCTGTTAAGTCTGCTAAATTCGAAGACCATGTTAAAGCTGCTACTGCTATCACTAACGAAGTAGTTAGTAAAACAGCTATGAACAAAACTATGGCTGATATTTCTGAGTTTATTGCTAAGTCTGGTGATAAATACTTTAACGGTATTATGACTAACGCTGGTAAACAATCTATGTATTTACCATACAGATTCGATGGTACAGTTGTTAAAACTGTAAGACTTGAGAATGATACTGAAAAAGAAAAAGAAGCTAAAGAGAAACAAGATATTAAAGCACTGTATAGTGTTTCTAGTATTACTGTTCCTACATTAAGCCTTAAACCAGCAGCTCTTAAAGATGTAATTGTTAAAGCTGTTCCGTCTAAAGCTGAGATCAGTGATGTTCTTAAAGTTATTATTANAAATGGTAAAAATGCTAAAACTTTCTCTGATAAAGTAATGGCAGCTATCGATTCTAATGGTAAACTTGTTGAATCATTAGAGAAAATCTCTAAATTATCTGGTGAACTAACTGAAGCTAGTAAAGCGGGTATCGTAAAATATACTACTGCTGCTAGAGTAGGTGTTGTTAACGTAGGTCTTGAGATGATCCTTGGTCAAGTACAAGGTACTAAAGCAGTACTTGGTGTTTGTGCTATGTTCGCAGGTAAATATCCTAAGAAGTAAATAAATATAGTCTAAGGGATATCCCTTAGACTATATACTTTTTTATTGATTAATATTATGATAATAATTATGAAAAAGATATTTAATATAGAATTATCTATAGAAGATAAGAGTGATGAACTTAATGACTGTATAAGAAAAATAGTCGTTGATAATAAAGTGTAAAAGAAATATACATATTATATAACAGCTAAAGAAGATATTTGGAGAGATGAATATCCAGACTTTGAANCAGATCTAACACCAAAGAGACGTTAGAATTAGGTATCATGGGCGGCAAGTATTTTAACGATGTTATAAACACTAACGATGTTATAAACACTAATGAATATCCTTCTAGTTGGTTTAAAAATGCTAAATTATCAGGAATAACTAATCCTAGNGATAGTAATCTAAATTACTTTAAAGTATCATCAGGACAATCTTTAAAAGAATGGGAAAAGAATGGTTGGATAGATGAACACGATAAAAGAGGTTGGATAGAATGGTATTTTAGATTTTATCTCGGTAGACGAATAAAAGATGTAGATGATAAACAAATAGGTAGATGGAAATCTTTTGTTGCTAGACATAAAGCACAAGTTATAAAAGACTGTGACAAGAAAGATAATAAACGTAGGCTAGTACAAAAACAAGCCTTAATACATTGGGCTATAGATAGTAGAAAGTTATAGATAGTTAGCTATGCTAACTATCTATAACCTGAGCAATTCTTTGATATAACAAGTATCGTTGATACTAATTAAAGGATAAATAATGAAGATTATTAACATTATAGATAATAATGATAAGTTAAATACTATTGTTACTACAATAGAAGATGGTAGTTATAAAAATAACTACTCTGATACAGTTAAAGAACTAGTAACTATATTTAAACATATTACTAGAGATTATGATACAGAAAGAGGTACTATTTTAGCTAAAATAAAATCTTTAGCTAAAAAGAAAGGAAAAGTGTCAGTTACGTCTAACTTAATATTACAAGACATAGTTACTGTATTAACTACAGATAGAAAGATAGATTTCTCTAAATATCTTTTTTTAGAAAATACTAAGTCTAAAAACAGTAACACTATTTATCTAAACATAATTGTACCTAATACAGTCACTGTGAATGTCACATTAGAAGATGAATTAGAAATATTATTTTCTAAATTAGGAGTTGAGGGTATAGTGACTATGTTGCGGGCATTAGATAAAGTAACAGTGAGTATGTAATGATATCTACTAAGGTAGAATTATTCGGAACAGAAGATACTATAACAAGACCTATTACTATAACAGTAACTAATGATATTAAGGCTTTACTCGGTATAACTAAAGATGTATATACAACATATGATATAAAAGACAATATCGTAAAGTCTAAAAATAAGTTAGGTGATGTTCAAGGTGAAAATACTATACATGACGATATTATAAATGTAGAGTATATAGAAACTAGTGAAGAAGGAAATGAATTATCTTTAATACCAAATAATTCTGATTTTAAACCAATATATATAGATACCGATATACGTAGCAGTATATTACCTGTTTACCATAGTAGAAAGATGTCTATAAAATTCAGATATAGTAATAAGTCTAAAAGTAAAGTATTTTCTATACTTAATAAGTTAAGACTATATACTAGTAATGATGGTATGTATAAAAGACACGAACTAGAATATCACTATGTGTTACCTAACTTTATAAATAAATTATTATTACATATTAACGATCTTAAGAATCTAAGAGAGACTGATAAATTAGATTTAGACATGTACGTCAATAACACGTTTGATAACCGAGTAGACTTTTTAAATACGCTAGATGCTAATCTATCTAAAACAGATATTAGTATAAGAGAAGCTCAATTAGAGGTACAAGGTTATATAACGGACGATTTACACGCGTTAACACCTGAGTACGATGAAGGAACTACCTATTGGTCAATAGAATTTAATTATGATTTTATATACGAGAAACCAGTTAGTTTAATAGTTAACTATCCTATTTTAGTTTACAACACACTTATTAATAAAGAATTCAGAACTTTTATTAAGAGTAATGAACCTAATCCTAACGCGTATAGAACCCATAGATCAGCTGGTATGATGGATTTAGTTAAGAGACACGATTTATTTGGAATAAGAAACGATACCTATTACTTAACAATACCAGATTTTGATAGAGAAAAACTACCGGATCCTCCTAATTTTACAGCTAGAATGTTTAGTGTTATGGTTATTGTTGATGTAAATGATTTAAACGCATTATTTTCTATAGATGATATTCCTAAGATAAAGTTTAAAGATAGTGTTAAAAATATGTTACTAACTACCGAATACCCATATATAGGTATGTTACATAATAGTATGTTTTATATAGAATTATATAAGAATAATAAGAAAGACTACAATAACGAAGTTATTATGGACAAGAACGGAGTCTTGACTAGTAAGTTACCATTAGATATAAAATCTACTTATAGAGTAATGTTTTCTGTTGTTACTGATTTAGATATGCTCACACCAGAAGCTAAAATAAGAATAAAGAATTATATTAAAGAAGAAATAGCTTTATTAAAAGAAGAAGAGAAACAAGAAATACCTTTTTCTATAGAAAGATTAAGAGATACTGATAGGGATACTACGACTTCTGGAGTAGAACAATATAAAAGAGAATCAATTATTGAGTCATATTTAACTTTATTAAATATAGATAATTCTGAAATAACTAATACTATAGTAAATACTCCTAAAGTAGAAGATATAGTATTTAAAATAAAAGAACCATTATGGTCAATGTTTAAAACTAAAGAAGTTATGTTAGTTTTAACTGGTGTATTAGATAAAAAATGAAAGGAGTAGAAGATGGCTATTTTAGATATAGACAGTGAAGATAATGTAGTTAATACTGAATCTACACTTCCGACAAGAGTATACAGAAGCAATGAAGAAATGAAAACTTCTACTCTTTTTAATAAAGATAAAAATTTAGATACGATTATACAATATATAAAAGGTATGAAGTGGACAGTTGACTACTTCTTACAGATAAGAGATCTTAATGATACATTAAATCCACCTGATCTTAATATACCTGCAACTACACAAAAGTATAACCGGATAAATAAACTTATAATAACACTTCAATCAGCTATAAATCAGGATAATCTTGATAACATAATCGGCGAGGCTATTATTAACAGTGGTTTCTTACCTAATCAACATGATGCATTCATAGCAACACTTACAGGTGGAAGAGAGGCTATCTTTGTTATAACAAATGTAAGCACTAGAACATATAACTTACACCAAGCTTATTATATAGAATTTAAGTTATTCATGTTCTTAGATACAGAATCAGAAGTATATAGAGATTTAGTATACAAAACTATGAAAGAATACGTATATGATAAAGATCATTTACTAGATTTTTCTGCTCCTGTTATTTTAGCTAGTGATTATAAACGAAAGATAGACCTTAAAAATAGAGTACCTGAACTTATAGAACATTATTTTAGAAACTTCATACACCAATCTAAAAATGTATTAGCTATTCCTACTGATAGTTCTATATATACAGATACTTTATTAACCAGTTTTCTATTTAAGATAATAAATCAAACAGACTATCAAGACATTACTAAAGTGACAAGAATAGATGTTGATATTTTAAAAGATATAGGATATACAATATGGGATGTCATTCTTAATAGAAACATCAGTATGTTGAAACAAGTTAATAAAAACATAGGATTTAAATATACACCTTTTTCTCTTGGTAACGTGACAACAAGACATGTAAGTTATTTAGGTATAAACTTTATAGCTAATATATTGTTAGACGGTGAAATACCACAAATTCCCGTATATAAAGATATAAGTATAACTAGTAGTTCTGATTATGAAAAACCTATATTAACTGTTGATAATAACTATGTTTTTTCTGTAGAATTTTACAATGGTGTTATAGATAATATGGGATTACTAGAAAAAGCTTTATATCAATATTTAAAAGGCGAATTAGTAGATACAATAGTGCTTGATAAACTATTAGAACAATATCCTATGTGGGATACTATAGATCAGTATTATCTAATACCAGTATTGATAGTATTAGTTAAAGATAGTGTTAATAACACATTTAAATCATTATAGGATAATACGATGTCTAATGTAAGATATAATAAACTACCTGATAGATTATTTAAGATAAGAGTTCCTATTATGGCTACTTACACAGAAGAAGAATTAGAATTGTTTGGTATGCCATTAGAAAAAAATAATAGTAAAATAAATAATAAGAGTTTTTTAGAAATGACTGTAGTTATGATAACTCTAGATAGAATGATTGATATCTATATGCAAGGTTACCCTATATCTATTATAAACCAACAGGAATCAGCTGAAATATATAAAATCTTAGAAGAGTACTTATCCGGAGTTAATAACACACAAACATATTCTCCTAATCAAATTTCTATAAAAGACGATAGATTAGAAGAGATAGATAAATTTGCCAATGAAATATTTGGATTTAATAGACATACTATTGTAAAAAGTAGTATGAATGTTAACCATGGTTATGATTTAGGTTTCGGATTATTAAATTTTAATACCCCGGTTAGACAAACATATACGGAAACAAAAAAAGTAGGGATATTAGCTGGTTATGAAGAAACTATAGAAGATGTTAAAGATGTTAACTATAGTTATATAAATAATACACTTCCTAATGTGGACGTTGATAAAATAAAAAGAAGAAATCTATATCGAAGTGGTCATAATCTAGATGACTTTGATAAATAAGGAAAAACATGAAAGATTTAGAATTAAAACTCGTTGATAAAATGAAGATAGTAAAGGATCTAGTTGAAAGATATCTAGATGGAACTAAACTATTAAAAGATTATATAAATAATCCTATAGAAACTGCTGTTAGTATAAATAGAGGATTTGAAGGTACATTTGGAGAATCTTTTAAGGATGTAATAACTGGGTTAAACGGAGAGTTTACTAAAAACAAAGCTATTGAAATAGGTAAACAAAAAATATTAAATTACATCATTTCTATAAAAGAAGAAATAGATAAAAATTATTTAGATTTAGAAGATGTTATAAAAGAACCTCTACGTATAATTTACGATAATTATAATATCATAATGGATACTACTGATAACGGTACTCTTAAAGTAAGAAAAAATTCATACTTAACAAATAAACTAACTGTTCAGTATATGGAAAGAAGATTAGTTGGTATATTAGAGCCAATAGTAGCTAATTACTCTAGTGAGATATCTATAAAAGATTATCTTATTAAACTGTTAGAATTGACTAAAATAATAAGAGAAATAGAGTTCTCGGAGTTAGAACAAGCATATATAGTTTATGTTAATAAAAAGACTTATCTAAATACTATGTCTAATAGAGCAATTAGTATAGTAAAAGATGAAATGATGAAACCAACAGTCACTATAAAAGAAGTTAATACTAGTGAAGTAATGACTAATCTTTTAAATCGTATAAAATGTGTAGATCTATATGAAAATGAATTAGATGTATTATCTACGATTATAGATGAATTGCCTGTTACTATAGATACTTTAAAAGAAAAGATAGAAGAACTTAATAGTAAGTTAAACATATACTCAAAAGAGAAAAGTGACACTATTAGCTATTTATCTAACTTAGCCGAGAAAGCCATAGTTCCGTATGAAAATTCTGAAATAACGGAAACTGATTACACAGAACATATTGAAAATTATAGTAGTTTAATAAATAATAGTTTAGTAATAGACAATGATTTCATAACTACTATAGCTAATATTAGTTTAGAATTAAATATATCTCTAAATATATATATGGTTATACACAGTATAATAGATAAGACTACTTTAAGCGGTACTATAGGTAAAACTATTAAATTACCGGAGTAACATATGGATCTCGTAACTGGAGGTCTCATAGACCTAGAAATAAGAAATATAATAAAAAGTAATAATAATAAAACAAATAATCTGGAGTATGATATTTATTTACATACTCCAGATAAAGATATTTTTATTACACTTATTAATACAATAGAAATACTGAGAGATTATAATGGTAATATATCTGATTACATTGTAACTAATTTTATAATGTACGGTGGAGATTTTATTAAAGATGTTATACCGTATAAAGATAACTTAGAATTAACTATAGTTATAAAGATAGTTGGTGGTGAGACTAAATATAACAGATATAAGTTTGTTATAACTAATAACACTGCTGATATATATGGTAGTAAGTATACTAAACTTAGTAAGGATGAATTAAATAAATCTGAACAATTTGTGGTAGAAGGACAATGTGTAATACGAGAAGTCGAAGCTTTAAGAACTTTTTATGTTGACGGTATTTATAGAAATACCAATGTAAAAAGTTTAATAGTATCTGAGCTTATAAATACTGCTAAAGAATTAAGATTGGAAGGCACTACCATACCTATTCAAGTAGATATGAGAGAACCTAATAACGATATGCAGTACAATCACATTAACGTACCTACAGGCACTAAATACTTTGATCTACCTACATTTCTACAGAATACTACTTACGGCGTTTATAATGGCTCTATAGGAACATATTTTCAGAGATATAAAGATAATAATANAGTGTTTGTTTATCCTCTTTATGATATAGAACTTTTTAATACCTCTACTAAGAAACTTATATTATACCACGCTAATACACATAAGTTAGATCACGTAGAAAATACTTACATGGTAGATGGCGATATTGTCAAAATATTATGTGGTAACAATATAACTAATATAGATAACGGAGAGAATGAGTTAATTAATTCTGGAGATGGATTAGTTAATATTAATACTAAGCTAATAATGAGTAGAAATGCTATTGTTACTGACGATAAATTAATTTTAGATAAAGATACTCACCTCATTGGTAAAAAGATGAAAGATAAAAGAGATGGTGTTACTAAGAGTAACTATGTTGGCAATGAAGTAAATATGTATAAACATAGATCATTAGTAAATAGAAATACTATGGCTGTTTATCAAATACCTTGGAACTTCTGTGATATTGAGTTATTATACCCAGGAATGCCAGTTTGCTTTATGTACGAAGATGAAAAGAATGGTATTATAAAACTAAACGGTGTATTACAATCTGTTTATAGTAGATATAATAACACTACTAAAACTACATCTGGTATAATAAACATAATGGTTATGAAACCAAATGTATATCTAAACGAGAAAGGATCTTAATGTTAATTTTTAATAAAGTTAATAGCAATAAATATGTTGTAAATATAGATAGTTCTGTTATGTCTAAAGTAAATGATATTCTAGATGATATATCTTTAGGTAATAGAAAAGCTTATGAAGATAATATTAATATTCAACTTTTTGATAGTATATTGTCTAGATATGTTTCTTCTATGTTCTTTGAAAGTAAAAATAATGTTTCAGAACTTAATTTTGCTACTATAGAAGCTAACCTAGGTGACAGAACTATTATTATTAGTTTAGGAATTGCTGAATTCGGTAGCGTCGGAAAGAAAAGATTAAATGGTGTACTATACAGATAGCATATGCTATCTGTATAGTATCAATCATAATCTAAACCTAGATCTTCTTTAACTTGTTTACTAATGTTATTAACTTTAGGTGCGTTTATTGCGTACCTTTTAAATATTGAAATCCACCGTATAACTTCTTCATCAGACGAAGAAGTGATTTCTTTAGGTAAACTACTTAATTCCATATTTAAATAGTTTATTCCATCGGCATATATTCTATTAGCTTTTGCTTCAAATTTACCAGCTATATTAGAAAAACTCATATGTTTAAGATGTTCATCGTTAACTTTTGGTCTACTAAATAGACTAGGTACTGTGAATATCTTATTACCAAATGAGTCTACTACGTCTACTTCTGAATATGGACCTCCTGCTAACTCCGTCCACTTTAAAGAAAGTGTAGAACTCTCAGGATGTTTTGATATATTAAAAAAGAAATCTAAAAAGTATTCTTTAAAAACTATTTCTGGTACAATATTATTAACTTTTGATCCAACTAATTCATCGTGTACACCTGTTATATAACTTTGTAGATCTTTAGTTTTATTATCTTCTAGCTTATTAGCTAGTTCTTTTAAAGTAGTATCATTTTGCATATTTTCTCCTATTTATTATATTCTTCGTGAAGTTCGTCTAACATACCTTCATAGTTATCTATTTCACCGTTAGACTGTTTTATATCTTTAGCTAAGTAATATTGTTTACCATCATTATCGGCTGTTATGTTTATTAATAACTCGGTAGTAGAAGATAATTCAGACTCTTTAACTTCTACTGAAACAGATACATTATCAAAATGTCGCTTATACAACTTAGACAATGTATTCTCGATTTCTCTTTTCAATTCTTGTGAATCTTTATATTCAGTTACAAGATATCTTAAACTAGAGATATCTCTATAAAATACATTGGATTGTGAGTAGTCGGATGATAAAAAATATTCAAAAAGTTTACCCATCTGTGCGTTTTTATTATTAACAAATCCATCTAGTGTTAAGGTTGGTATAGTCCCTATCATTCCTCGTCCTTTATTATAGATATATCTACTACTGTTATCGTCATATCATACGACTCTAAATAACTGTCTATACTTATATTGTAGGCTAAAAATATTTCTGTTCCGGGAGTAAGTACTTCTTTAATATTATTAACTGTTATATCTGTACTATTATTAAAAAAATGTATTGCTTGTAAAGTAGTACCATTTCTTCTTCTAAGAGTTAATTTAGCCATGGTACCCATTACAAAAACATTTAAAACTTCTAATCTAGATAAGAAAACAGGTTCTTCCCAATCTTTACCGTAAGGACCACAAGCTTCTATAGATTTAGCTAACGGAGCGTTTATAAGAAAATCTGGTATAATACTATCTATCTTTATTTCTTTAGACATATCTAGATTGTCTAACTGTTGTTTAGAGTATTTATTAAAAAGAGTTTTAAATTTTTCTAACTTATCATTCCTAACTGAACAACCAGCAGCTCCTTCGTGTCCTCCGAACGATACTAATATACTGTCATCCTCATTTTTAATATCGTTAAAAACATTTATTAAGTTAAAACCTTTAACTATAGCCCTACAGCTACCTACTAAAATTTCTTTATTATCAAAATTATCTATAAAACAAACTGTTGGTAAATTATTAGCTGCTCCTATATTTGCAGCAACTACTCCATTTATAGCTAAGTTAGTTTCAATTGTAATAACTATTGAATCTTTATACTCGTTATTACTTATTTTCTTATTAACTTCTTTAAGAACTGTTTTAGTAACATTCTTTCTAAAAGTATTAAGTTTAGAAAGTTCATTACCTATTCTCATAGCTGTTTCAAAATCGTTTAATATAAGTAATTTAAAAGCTAAGTCTTCATTATCTACTCTATTGGCAGTATTTATCAATGGACCTAATTTAAACCCTATATCTTTTGATGTTATCTTACCTGGTATACCTACTATTTTCTTTATAGCTAACCAAGCTTTATTTCTAAATGAATTAAGTTCGTTTAATCCTACTTTTACTATATATCTATTAATAGTATATTTTAAAGACATAACATCACCTATAGTAGAAATAGCTACATATGGTAAGATACTATTAAATTTATCATAATTCTTAGGATTATACATTACTTTATAAGTATTTAACATAACTAGATACGCTGTAAGACAGCCGGATATTTCTTTACAATAAGTACTATCTTTTCTTTGCGGGTTAATAAATACATCAGGTGTATTAGGATAGTTATTATAGGGTATCTGGTGATGATCTGTTATTACCATATCACACTTAATTTTACTTTTTATTTCTTTAAAAGAAGATTCGTCTGAGCTACCGTGATCGGCACTTATTATTAAATCAATTTTTTTCTTATTGTTAAGTTCGTATATTCTTTCTAATAGTCTTTTGTTAAAACCGTTCCCGTCTTTACGTTTATTAACTATAACACTAACTTTGTATTTAGGAACATTAAAAACTTCTGTTAACGATCTATACAACACAGTAGCTGACGTTATACCATCTAGATCGTAATCTGTTACACAAACAATGTGATTATTCTTATTTAAATGTTTTTCAATAAGACTCGATGCTTTTTCTATATCTGATAATTTATCAATATCTTTTAATAAATCAAAATGGTTATAGAAATACTTAGTTATATCTTCCTTATAGTAATCAAATTCTTCATCTTTCAATCTGTTAGCTATTAACTCAGTTTGAACCTTAGATATATTTGTACTAATAGAATCAAATATAACATCTGGATTTCGTTCTTTAAGAACATAACCATACTTGTTAATATCTTCTACTTTTTTCATTTTATATTACCTTTTATAATGTTTCAAATATACTAGGGTTTTAAGATAATTGTAATGCTTATTAATTGATTAAGATACTAAAAAGGAATAGTTATGAGATTACAAAAACTTACTAGCTTAAAAATATTACCTGTGGTTGCACAAGTACATAAAAATAAAGCAAATAATAGCCTATACTACAATATTAAGCACGGAACACATGGTAAAGGTTTATGGATGTATAGCTGTGGTTTATATAAACCATATTTTACACCTGAGAATGAAGGTGATAAGCTTGAAATGAAAGATGATAATTATATTATTAAACCTGTTAAAAAAGATAATGTTATTTTAAGAGATAAAAAAGAAAATGTTATATACAATATAACTATTGATTTATCAGAAACACATAAAAAAGATATTATAGTATTTTGGGAAATACCTAATAAGAATTATTTAGAAGTAAGTTTTAGAATAAGTGGATTAGCTACTTTATTAGGAGAAGGTATTTCTGGTAAAGAAAGAGGAGAGGTATTATATAGATCACCAGCTCCTGTTATAGAAGTACTCGGTGACTGTGAGTTATATTGGACTGGTAAGGATATTGAAAATAAAAATATCTCACAGACTATAAAATACGATTACGCTAAAGGCGAATGGGATATACAACCTATTAAGCAAGGAGTATGATATGGGTAAAGAAAGTTATTTTACTGGCGGAATGAACGTAGAAGTTAACAAAGATAAGAAAGAAGTCAATAGAGTAGTTTATGATAATTCTAAAAACTCTAGTTCTAAAACAGAAAAAGAAAATAATTACTCTGTTAATGTTACAGAAGAGTTAAGAAGACAGTACGGAAAGTAATATGTTTAAAGATATAAAAGATACTTTTAAACACCATATCAATATAGAATTTGATACAACTCTATATAATAAACTTAAGGCTTACAGAATAAATTGGATGCAGAAATCTGATGACTATATAGAATTTCTAGGAAGTAATCTAACAGGAGTACAACCTATTAGATTTTCTATGCAAGACGAAGATATGTTATTTATAGATATATTAAATGTAGACCAAAGTAATCTTAAATATGATATCTTCAGAACTAAAGGTATTGATAAGAATAGAAAAGTTACTAGTAATACATTTTATTTAACTATAGTTTATCTTATGCATGAGTTTTTACATTCTAAATCTATAGGAAAGAACAGGGATGATGCACTAAAAGAATTATATTATATTTTTGCATATAAAGCTATCTCTAGTTTAATTACACATTACTTTAGATACAATGTTGATCCGTCTATAGCTAAAGCAGTTGTAGAGAGATTAAATAATAGATTCCATCTTAAAAAATATGGAAGTTGGCAAAAAGTATTTGAATTGAGATCTCTTGATGTTATACCTCCTAATGGTTTACATGCTAAAAGATTATATACTTTAAGTACAGATGATAGTGGTCGTATTATATCTGATTTACAAGGTAGACTAAGAGATATGATAAAGGGTATATATACTGTTCTTATAGATGTTAACGAAAAGAATGAAAAAATAGTATCTACTAGTTCGTTAGATATAACAGAAGATGGTGTAGGTATAAAGGAAACATCCAATAGACCTGACATTTACATAAGATATGTAAAAAGTATCGTTAACATAAGAAACGATTTTATTAATGATGACATAGTTTATTTAGTAACATCAATGTTTAAAAGTGTTAATAGAGATGACCTAGTTAAAACTTTAGAGTATATTAGTAGTAACGATATAAAAGAAAAAGACTACATATTAGATTCCATTATAAACAGTACTATTTCGTATTTAAATAATAAGAATATAAACGGTGATTACCGAAAGAAAATGTACGATGTTATAAAATATTGTAAAAGTTACTATACTAGTAGTTCGGCTAAGGATAAAGATATAGTAGAAGTTAGAAAACTACTAAATAGTATATGTATAACTGCTACTAAGAAAAAATCTAAATGGATAATATCTACAGTAGTTATAACAACTATGGTTTACATAATAGTAAGAAGTTTTTATATTAAAAAATAATACACACCATACAGTATAGCAATTGCTATACTGTATGTACTTCTTTACTTAACTTATTATATTCATCTAATGAAATATCCAATCTGACTGAAGTTGTTCCTGTTATTAGAAACTTATATGCTTCGGATCTAAATATATTTTCTTCATCGTCACTGATTTTATTATTAATTATATATTCATTAACAATATTAATATAATTAACATTTTCGATATTCTTCTTAGATATTTCTTTAGAGACATCTAACATCCTTCTTTTATCTTTTTTATTAGCTTTATAAATAGCTACTCTAAGTTTATTAAAGAATTTGTCAATCTGCATTTATTTACCTTTGTTATTTAATCTGTATAGAAATTTAGCTTCTTCTGTTATAGAATGTATCTTAGCTAATGCTAATTGTTTATCTATAGCAATATCGGTTATTAAATCAGTAAATATTATTTTACTTAATAAAATATTACTACTAGTGATATTTACTATTTTATATAACGTAGTAATAACATCATTATTTTCTATGTAAACACTAATAAAATAATCGTTAGTACTAGGACTTACTTTTGCTGAGAAGATGTCTCCTACACTATTTAAAAGCCTCGTCACACCAACTGTACCATCTTCATTAAGATTAGTCTTTAAACTAACTTCTCCATTTAATAATTCTACTAACATTTAAATCCTTTCTTCTTAAAATATAACTTACTATAGCTATTATAATTATTATAGCTAAAACTTGTAATGGTAGTATAAACAAAGATACAGCTATAATAGCTATAAATATCTCTTTGCTTAATATTTCTTTTTTATATAAATTGTATAGTAGTATTAAAACTATCAATACAAAAACCGCGTTTAATAAGATTAACATAGTCAACTCCTTGTATATATTATTTATTTTATAATATATGTTTAAAAAACATTAGAAACTAACTAGGAGTATAACTCCTAGTTAGTCTATGATTTGTAATATTTAGTAATATTATCGATAGCTTTATCAGATAGAACAATAACATTCTTATCTAAAGCTTTATCAAGTGATAAATGTTTCAAGCTATGTGCTCTTGTAGACATATCACATAATGAAGAAATGATAGTTACTAAATGTTGATACGTAGTAAGTGTTTCTTTTCCCCATTTCCACTGTTGGTCATATCTATGTAACATATATTCATCGTAAGCTTCAGTTTTAAAAGTTTTAAAAACCATATTTACTAAATCGAACTTAACCTTAAATACACTATAGTCTTCTTCGGAAACAACACTTTTAAGAACAGTGTATAAATCGAAGTTTCTACCGGCACCTTTAACTGGTTCTAAACTTGGTGCGTTAGGAGACATTAAATCGTTATAACCGAATAGTTTAGTCATAAGCATTTTATAAGGAACTGTTCCTTGTGTTCTAATAGTTTCTAATTTATCTACTATCTTAATACCTGGTTGAGCTAAAAGCTTAGCGATAGCATTTCCATCTAATTCGACTTTAGATTCTTCAACGACTTCTTCTTGTTGAGTCTCAGTAGACTCTACTTCTGGTTGTTCTACAGTATCTTGATTACCTAATTGTTCTTCATCAGAATTCTCTTCGATAGCATCTGTTTGATAGTCACCATCAACTGTGGATTCAGTATTTTCATTAACTTGCTCTTCAGTCGTTACATCTTCAACGACTTCTTCTTGTTGAGTCTCAGTAGACTCTACTTCTGGTTGTTCTACAGTATCTTGTTGTCCATTATATCTATTCTTACCCATGGTATATATCCTTTGTTTTAAGTTATCAACTATTTGTTTTAATAAATTCAGCTAATCTTTTAATAGCTGTATCGTTTTTTAGATTGAATACTGGTATATTCGCATCACCACATACTTTTAAGAAGAATGTTAAATTTCCAGATTTTTTATAATCCATGTCTTTAACAATAGCCTCAGAACCACATGAACTGTAACCTATTAATAAATTAACAGGGTTGTTACACTCTTTTCCTAGTAATGTATGTACTTGGTTAGCTAAAATAGCTCTAATAGCGGGAGGAAGTTTAGTAAATACTTTATGAGAATTAAAAGCTATACCGTAACCTTTTTCACTAGGCGATGTAATAACAGGTCTTTTAATATCAATGTTGAATTTCTTCCAAGGTAGATAAGACTCTACTTTAAGATCTTCTATTTTAAGAATAGCATTTTGCAATCTGTCATCCGCATTTCCATTGTGTCTAAAAGTATAACCCTTCGCACCTAGTATTTTAGCTATCTCTAAGAATTTCTCTTCTACTTCTTCTGGTAAATGATCTTTATCTATATGATAACCTACTGAAAAAGATCTACCTGTTCTATGTAAACTTCCTACATCTATTTTAATAGCTTTAAAATCTGTTTTCTCCCATAGGTTAACACCATCCTGTTTATTAACACTATTATTGTTCTCTTCTCTAGCTTTAAACGGTTTTTCGTCGCTGTCTAGTAAATCTAATAAATCGTCCATAATATTCCTTTTCTTGTAATGTTTCAATTATAAATAAAGCTAAGTATTTTTATTTAATTTATAACTTCTTTAATATCGAATTCCATAGTTGTAACAACTGAACTATGCATACTCTTCATACTAGAGTTCAATAGAATACTAGAAATATCAGTAGTTATTAAACTTATACCTTTTTTATAATTTGCTAACTTCTCGCCTACGCATATAGAGCATAGTTCACTACCGTCTTTTTTACAAAACATAGGAGATCTAATGGTTATAGTTTTACCTAGTAAAGATTCACTGTTTTCTATTTTAGTAATCTTATTACCTAACAACATATATCTACCTATTAAAGATTCGTGATTAGACTTAGTTACAAATATTTTTTTTCCTATGTCACTACCACAGTCTCCGTCTACTATACTAATAGAACTAGTCGATCTAAGTATATCTTTAGCAGCTGCTCCGCCTTTCTGTGTCTCTTTACCTCTATCAAATGATCCTGCTCTGGAAGTATTAAACATAGTGGCTAATTTCTCATTATCCTCAGGATATTCGTCTAACAATGAATTATTTATGAATTGTACGTTCTTCCCTTTTTTATCAAAACCTGCTTCTGCTCCGAATGCTAAATACATTTTAGCTCTTGCGTTGTTTTTTATTTTACCAGACAATAACTTACCATTAGCAGGGTCATCCTTAAGCCATTCTGAGTCTACTTCTTTAAGTTTATTTTCGTATTCCACAATACGACTTCTGTTTTTTACCCAGTCTTCACCGTATTTATCGTTAAATTCTTTAAATAAATCTTTCTTTATCTTTTCTATATTAGGAGGAGGTAACATACCTTTCTCAGTAGATGATATATTAGTTATTCTACTAATTCCTTGTAGAAAACTGGTAGCGTCTACAAATTTAAGATATTCATCAACTGATAGTTTATTTTCTATCATCATATCAGCTATGTCTTTTTCTATTTTACCTATGTTAAAAGAACTGTTTATATATTTTATTTTATTACCAAAATTATATTCTAATAATATTTTATTAGCTAGGAATCTACCTATTGTAGTAGTAATCTTACTATCTATAGTTTCTATCATATCTTTTGTAATCTCTATTTCTTCTAACATATTATATATAGGATTTTTGATACTTAAGTCTATATTGTGCCATAGATTATCTATTTTAACTTCATATCGGTTATTTAATATACGTAGATATTCATTACCTTTAAATTCTATATTGTGTATAGTAAAAAAAGAATATAACCAGTCTAACTTGTAAATAAACTTTTCTTTAACTGCATATTTAAAATATTCATATTTATTCATTATTAACCCCTATTTACTTTATCAATTAGTTCTAAGATAAGATTATCGGTAACCTCTAATTTAGATTTATCATTAGATAAAAAACTAATATTAGATAAATTTATACTTTCTTTATAACTATTTAAAATATCTAATTTACTATCTATAGATAGATATAATACTGTTACTATCTCATAGGGTAAAAGTTGTATATTGTTAACACATCTTTCAGAGTTATTATAAAGGCTATCTATGTTCATATCTAAATTTACATAATTGTAACCATTTTGCATTATATACTTTATAAAAAATGTTTCTGAAAAGTAATTATCGATACTTATAAGTTTCTCAATGTCATTAACTAACTTTTTATCTAATATAATAACTTTATTTTTTATTATATTATTTAAATATAATACCATATTAGATAATACGTTATCCGTAATATCTTCTATTAAATCATAAAGTTCAAAACTAGACATTGTTGTATATTCTGATAATATATCAGTTAATAACATAATCTCATCATCTACTTCGTCATTATTTAATAACGATACTAAGTACTCTGCATTATCGGTATCTATCGTATATATAGTATAAATACTAAATAATATATCTTCGAGTTGAAAAAAGTAAATATCATCTTTTAAAATAATTCCTAATCTTTTAAGATACTCTATTATTTCATTCTTTAATTTAATATCTATTTTAGCAACTTTATTATTAATTTCTTCATCCTCTAATAATATTATTTCTATTAACTCTGATTCTAATTTACTAATATCGAAATTAGAAACTATATTACTTATGTTATTAATATCGTTAATAATAGCTATAACATTAAGTATCTTAATTCGCTTGTCATTGTTTATTGTTTCTATAAAAAACGAATCTATTATGGAATCAATTTGATATTTTTCCATCTGTTTTCCTTATGTTTTAATTCAAAGAAGAACTAAATTTTATTTTTATATAACATCTATTGTTGATACATTATATTAAAGGATATGACATGGGTAAAAATAAAAAAGAAGTTAAATTAGATACTATAGATTCCGGTTCAGAATTTGTGCAAGGTGATTTGAACTGGGAAGATTTAATAGTAGCTAAGGATGAAACTGTTAGAAGTATAATCGGGCAACAACATTTATTATTGGAATTAGCTAGCTTATATAAAGATAGACTAGAAAATGACCAAGAATTATACGCTAGTGTACAAGGGCTAATGAAATCTTATCAAGATATAGCTTCGGATGTTAAAGTAACTATGTTAAAACATATAACGTTTGAAGATGATAAAATAACAGCTTTTAAGTCAGGTATTATAGATCAATCTACTGATGAATATTACGATTATATTCAAATCGCCGGAGAATATATCGCGGCTCAAGAGAAAATAGGTCATTTAGCAGCTACTGCTTATCTAGATATATTTACACAACTTAGACTACCTACTACTGAACTTAAGAAAGTACACGACGAGAGTAGTTCTGAAGTAATTGAAGCATTTGGAGAAGTTAATGGAAAATAATAATAATAATAATAATATTCAACAGGAAGAAATTAATGTAATATCAACTGAACTTCCTGTTGAAGAGAAAACAGATAGACACGAACAAGTAGATGTTGAAAATAAGTCTATTGAATATAAAGAAGAAAATAAAGAACCTAGTATTCTATTTCCGATGTCTACATATAGTAAATTAATAGAATTTATAAAAGTTATAGACACTATCCCTGTTAAGGAATTTGAAAAAGCTTATAGTAAAAAACAAGCTATATGCGCAGGTATAAATATAGAATCTATGCGCACTACTACTATGGACGATATATTTGTAGAAAATCTTAATGATAAACTTGATAATTTTATAAATTTAGCTAAGTATAGCGATAAGGAACTTACTATAAGACCTCTTAATTTTAAACAAAAAGATGGGGTTATTTCTGGTCAAGCAGCTGTTGCTAGATTTACTAGTTTATTAGGTGTTGGTGAGGTAACACAAGTTCCATTGTGGCATAGTGGAATATGGTTAACTATTAAACCTCCTAAACTATCGGATATTATTAATTTAGAATTAGCTATAGCTAATAATCAAATAACTCTAGGTAGGGATACAAATACACTGGTTTATAGTAATTACTCTGTTATATTCAATAGATTAGTAACAGATTTTATTATGAAACACGTAGTTGATAGCACGCTAAAAATCACAGAAGAAGATGACCTTAGAGATTATATAGTAATACATGATTTATATCCTTTAATATTAGGAATGATAACATCTATGTATCCTGACGGAATACCTATTACAAGAACTTGTATAAATACTAGAGAGTTTAATGAAGATAAAACTCCTAAATGCGATTTTACAGTTAGTTCTAAAGTAGATACTAAAAAATTATTATTCGTTAATAGAAAAAGTATTTCTAACAATATGTTATCTCATATGTCTAAACGATCTCCTAACAGTATGACTGTAGATGAAGTAAAAGAATATCAACTTTCTATTAAAGAAAGTGTAGATAAGAATATAACCATAAAGACAGAGAGTGGTTTAGAGATAACAGCTATCTTATCTTTACCTATGTTAAAAGATTACATTATTAACGGCGAGGCTTGGGTACTTAATATTATTAAAGAATCTGAAGAGCTTTTTAGTAAAACTGATAGCGATGAAGTAAAAAATAGTAAAGTTAACGATATACTTATGACTGTTATATTAGGTATATATAATGTTTTTGTAAAAAAGATAGAAACTAACGGAAGTATAGTAGAAGATAGGGAAACTATTACAGAAGTATTGACTGTTCTGTCTAATGACAACGAAGCGTTTAAATCTTTTATTAACGAGGTTAAAAAGTTTATATCTAGATCAGCTATTGCTATAGTAGCTACTCCTAATTATGAATGTCCTAAGTGTAAGGCTGAACAAACAGATTCTAATTTAAATAAGGCATTTAAAGAGTTAATACCTCTTAATGTACTAGAATCTTTTTTCGACCTAAGCGTTCTCAGGATAAACAAGGTAAGAAACAAAAGCATATATTAGAAATAGATTTCTTTAAAGATAACACAACTAAGTACATAGATGATGTCATGTACTTAGTTAAACGTAGTCTTAGTAGTACCGAGAGCGCGCTATTTTTAAGAGACTTATACGATAAAGAATTTATTAAACCTAACGAATCTTTAGAAGAATACATTTTTGGACCAGTTATTAAACGTAAAGAAGAGACTACTAGTGACTTTAGTAGTCTTGATACAGTATTAGAAGAATACCTAAGATTCGATATAAAAAAGTTTTTTGGTATTAATATTAATGAATTTTTATCATTAACACTGTATGAAAAAGATATTTTATTATTAAAAGCTAAAGACGCCATGGAAAGATTATCTAAAGAACTTTCTAGTATAGAAAATGATATAAACACGCAATCTAAAGGACTTAAAGATGAAGACTATAATGAAGTACTTGGTTATTAGGATAACTAAATGAATAACATATTAGTAGATATAGATTCATTATTAGATACTAGGTTAGCTTTAGCTATGTTTTTAGATGAAAAAAGTGTTAGTGAATATGTCAAAAGTAAGAAATACTATAATAGAGTAAAAGATAATTATGGGGATATATCTTATGATATTTTTAAGCCTCTCTATAAACTAAGAAATAAAAAGATATTAGAATTTAGCATACCTACACTATTAATAGATTTAATAAAAAAGCATTATGGTGACATAGTAACAGATATAAAAAATATAGAAAGTAATAAAGTAACTATTTTTTTAAATATATATCCATACGATCTTAATATTACAGAACAAGATATTATAAAAAAGATAATATCTGATAAAATACCTAGTGTTAATATAAAAATAGTAAGTATGTCATTATTAGAATTACAACCAGTATGGATAAAAGAAAATATATCTACAGTATTCATGTATGATGCACTAGAGTGGTTAGAATTACATACCGCTATTACTAACTTGATAAATACTCCATTATTAGATACACTGTTTATAGCTCCGGCTATAGTAACTGGTAACTTAACTACAAAAAAAATAAATAAAGAATTATTTCATAATATTATAGCTACATCTTCATTAGTTGTAGACTTAAATTTTATAGATGTAAAATATTTTTCATGCTTAGAAATATAACTATATCATACAGTAAGGGTTAACCCTTACTGTATGATATCATTCTCTTTAAAGTATTTTTTAAGTATCTTTATTCTAAGTAAGATATCCTTAGAATAAGCTAACCCTCTGTCTGAGTTAATGCTAGCTGTACCAGCATTATAACTAGCTACTGTTCTAGACCAATTCATATTTTTATTTTCCCATCTACGTTGCCAGTACAATAGCTCTGATATTGCTTCATTCGCCGCAAATTGAAAATCTAGTACTAATTGTTCAGCTAATCTAGATTTATCCCAATCTGTAACAGCACCATTTCTAACTGAAGACGATTCTAGTAAAACATGAAATGGCCCAAATGATCCGTGTTTACCATCCGATACATCTATAGGCCATAAACCAAATCTAGATTCTTTCCAAGCAATAGCTGCTAATGTATAACCTAAATCATAATCTAGGCCATATAAGTATGATTCGTACATGACTATCTTTTGTTTTTTGCTTAACTGTGTTAATTCAGTATAATATTCTATCTCAGTTGAAGCAACCAAATAACTAGTTAATAATAATAATACTACTAATAACTTCCTCATATTGTTCCTTTATATTAAATTATGTGTCTAACAACACTGATACCGAGTCCTGTTAGGAACTCGATACCAGAAAAGTCTTTATACTCATCATTATATACTACTCTTTTTATTCCGCTTTGAGCTATTAATTTAGCACAGTTTTTACAAGGACTATGTGTTATATACATAGTCGTTCCTTCTAATGATATACCTAGTTTAGCAGCATTTGTTATAGCATTCTGTTCCGCGTGTAAGGTAAAATCATTAGTTTTTAAATATCTTTTTTCTAATAATTGTTCTTTAGTAAAGTAGTTTGTAGTACCACATTCACATTTAAAACGATATAAATTATGGATACTATAGTTATCAATATTAATAGGTATAACATGTATTGACTTATGAGAATTACATTTCACAACATATTCTTCGCATTAGTTACTCTTACCAAATATAGTACCGTTATAACCATTAGTTATTATTCTACCATCTTTAGTAGATATGACACATCCTACTTTAAGTTTAGTACATTTAGATTCATTGGACCATATGACAGCAGTAGCCGTCATAGGTTTATCGTATTTAGACACCATTATAAGTCACCTTGTTCTGGATCACTAGGATCATAACCATTCGCTATCATTCTAGCCACATTATCCCATGTATCTAATACACTAAGTTTATCGAATACATGTAACTCATCTACGTAGTCATCATTACTATAATGCATAATATATGCGTCACCATTTTTATCATGCTGTAATACACCATCCATAACTCTTTGATAATCTAACCTATCTTTACCGTATGTTTCTGGTTCCATATTAAGATATGTACTTTGAAAACCGTAACACATATTTTTCTTGTAAAGATTACTCATCACTGGTTGAGCCATAATATATCTCTGCATAGCTAAGTTAGCTGTACTTAAGTTATCATAACTTACTGGGTATATAGTATCTTGATTAAAATGCATACCAGCGTTATACAATAATGCTTTAGAAGCCGCTATAGTGGCACTACTATTGAATTTATCGTACATACTTTTAACAGTACTTATAAATCTATCTGACAGATTACTAGTGTATTCTATAGCGCTGTTTATACTGTTATTAAGATACTCTAACAATTTGTTATCTGGTTGTCTATATATTAATGCATTTGCTGCGACATCACCACCTCTTATTACATTAACTCTGAACATATCAACTCCTTGTATTAGATTGTAATAAAGTTCATTTTACTCACTATTTTATCATTGTTCATATCGTCTTGTTTATCATATAAATAATTAGACAATATACTATTGGCAGGAGAAAGTAATGTTAAATTACCGCTTATAGCATAAGGTTTACTTGCATCAGGTACATTGTAATATGGATCTAATGTTTTAAATTCCTCTGCTAGTAGATTATCTCCTAATAATATAAAATTTAATTCCGTTTCTTCAATATGGTTCGTTACTCCATATCCGCACCGTTACATGCTGCTCTAGCTTTCACTAGACGACTAGGGGTTACACATCCTAGAAGGGTTACTAACCGTCGAG